CCCAGACGCTCTTTATGTCGCCTTCTTTATATGTGAAGGTTCCATGATTATGTATCCAAACTCTGAAGAATTGTCGGTTGAAATCTTCTACGCTGTAACTGTAATTGCGTGGAGCAGAGAAAGGAAGGTCCATGATTAGTCGTTGCATTGTTTCAACCACTTGCGTAGGTCGGAAGACATTCCAGGAGAAATCGTGGAGCGTCCCTTACTACCGTGGATGGGAAGTGTGAAAACTCGTTGAGAATTTGGGTGAGTAACTTTCTTGTGCTTTTTACCATTAACGACTGTGCCGCCGTTAGTAGCAATCAACTTGATTGCTTCTTTATACTTAAGGGGAGCAGTTTTGTTTTGCATAGTCCTATTGTAAGGCATGGCGGGGCAGGCAACCCGCAGTGTTCACAAACCGACACACTTGATTTTAATGGGGTTTGCTGGTATCCTGTCTGGTCTCAGTCTCGTCTCGCTGAGAACCCTTGCCACCACTGGACTAAAACGTGATTTTTCTGCATTTTTATTTGCAAGGGGGGATAGGTCATGCCTGCGGAAACCGATGCGGAAAAAAGAGAAAGTGTAAATTAAGCGAAAACAGAAGGAGGAACGCCCTCAATGAAGATTGCATCGACAACGTTCTGCAAACGCTTGGCAATTTGCTTGCCAATCTTACCAGGCATGGGCACAGTTACGAATCCACAAGGTTTCTTGTAGAAGGAAAATGCACCAGCAGGGTATTCACCAGCTTCGACAGATTTGCGGTCTTCGTTGTCAACACGAATCACACGTCCGATAGTCTGTGCCATCTCAATGATGGGCAGATTGCGAAGCAAAACGGCGTGAGTCAGTCCAGGGCAGTTGATACCTTCAGACAGAATAGAATAGTGGAAGACTACAAAACGCTTGGAAGAATCAGCACCGTACTTACTCAGAGTCTCGAAGAATACCTCGCGAGATACTTTCTTGTCGTTCACATATGCACCGTGCTTGCTAGTGATGTGGAGAACTTCGTAACCCATTTCAGTCAACTGGTGGATGCAATCAGTCTGCGAGAGCATACGCCACAGCACCTTAGTGTTAGGAGCAGCAACAAGAACCTTTGCAGACTTTTGAGGGTCGAGAGAAGTAATCACACCGATGAGGTTAGACTTATCTACCTCGTGAGCGTTAGAGTTATCGCGCAGCAAATCTGTCTCGAAAGGTACAACGGTAGGAGGAACGATTGCACCCTGCTCGATGAGTTCGGGAGCAGGCACATTGCACAGGACGCCACCATAAACGTCGCTGTTATTCATGCCACGAGCATATGCATTGCCACGACTATTACGAGGCGTTGCAGTAAAGAAGTAGCGGCGCTTAGCATACTGAGCAACAGCAAATACGCTGGTAAAGAAATGCTTACCAGTGGCGTTGTGTGCTTCATCGAAATAGATGCAATCGATGTCGATGCCACTATCAACAACACGGGGCAGACTGTGGTAGGTAGTGAACACCAACGTGTGCTTAGGTGCGCCGTGCTGGAAGACATTCCACGAAGAAATGTCGTGAGGTTTAGTAGAGTGAAACTCTCTAGTCTCTCCACTATGAACATGCATCACAGCAGCGTCAGTGATAAACTCAGAGAACTCCTGATGAAGTTGGTTAGCGAGCAAGATGCGAGGAGCAACTACAACAATGGTCTGAGGATTTGCTGCTTGCTGCAACAACCACTGACAATGTGCAATCATGATATACGTCTTGCCGCCACCAGTAGGGCAATAGATTTGCCCAAACTTTTGCTCTTGCATAACAGTCAGGGCGCGTTGCTGGTGGGGGCGGAGTTGCATGAATTGCCTTTGCTTGATGAACATATTATAACAGCATCCCACCCGCTAGGGCAAGATGCTGTGCAGGTTATGTGATTGTCACATGATATTAGAACTGCTGCAATTTGAAGCGAGAGTTACCCTTAGCAGACACAGATAGCGAACCAATGATAACCTCGGTCATGTGCTTGTCTATCACTTTCTCACAAGGAATAGAGGTGGCATAGTAACCGTTAGCCAGGTTAGATTGCCAGTCTTCCTTCTTAACGAAGGCGTGACATACAAAGAAACCTATACCATCATCAGTGTAATCCCAGGAGACAAATAGATAGTCACCGTCACGCTTAGAGAGTTCACCACCACGCCAAATCGTGCTGTAGTTACCCTTAGTGTCGGGAGAACACTTACTGACCTTGACTTCTACAACTCCCACACGTTGAGGGAGTTGAACCATCGCTTCCTCTACAATAATGTCGGGGTCGTTATCACTATCAGCAGTACGGAAATAGTATGTTAGTTCATACTTTTCGTTCAGAACCTTACAAATCTCTTCGGCAATGATGCCACTAACTATCTCCGACTTTGTTTTGTTACTGATACCTTTGTACGAAGATAGCATCTTGAAGAGTGTATTGACGTTAGTCAATGCAGTCTCCCATGCTACATCATCAAGGAAATAATCCATGACTTTCATAGGTTCAACCTTCACAATGTCAATGGGCATAGTAGGGTCAATCGCGAGATATTTGTGGAGTTCGTTCATCAGCAGGCGAGACACATTGCAGAGTTAAAGAGTTGTGCATCGGTGTGCATGTCGGTCACAATGTAACCATAACCCTCAACGCGAGAATCTACTTCACGTTGGAAATCTTTCTTGTTGATGTAACGCTTGGACTGTCGTGCATTGCAGAAAGTGACAATCTTAAGCATCAGACGGTCGCTGATAGTGCCATCCGCATACTTAACGGGATAGAAATCAACCATCATGTTGGCGTCTTTGGATTGCAGTTGCATGTCTCTCTTTCGATTACTCCGTAATCATAGCACGGTGGGCACGGGTCTGGGCGGCGAGGTGGACACTTTGCCCAACTGTCACACTGTCCCAGTCCTTGGGCGAGTTGAAGTTAGCTACACTGAACAGACGACGATTAACGAGTTTGATTGTACCAAACTTGCCAGACATAACGTAACCCTCATGAGAGTTAGTGTTGCCGATAGTAGGTTCAATCCACTCATCAAATCGCATCTCGTTGAGTAACAACGTCTTGACGTGAGTGATGATACCGAAGACCCTAGATTGCACGGGGCTCATGCAATCAAACTGTTTGCTCTCACGGATACACTTATTGACTGCAATTACTGCTGCATCAGACTCTTTCTTGCTAGGATTAGGGAGGAAAGGTACAAGCAGTTCTGCAAGATTAAGCAGGTGGTGGATTCTGCGACGACGGGTAATAAGAGTTGCATCGGTGTTAAGGAAGCGAACTTTTGGATTGAACGTGTCATAACTGAACCGACCGAAATTAGCAGTCAGTTCACTCATCTTATCACCAGTGTAATAGGTGTGAGCAGCGAATACAATAGACTCGCCAATCGAATTGGGAAACTTATACTGTACGCAGTTAGGTTTGTAGGTGTCAGTGCCACCGTAACCAATGAAATCACCCTGCCAGATATAACCCAGATTCTGGGGGAGATTGTCTAAACAGACGTGAAGAATAGCGGCAACACGTTGATTGTTACCGTGATTAACTTCGATGTCGTTGTGTGTATAGTTAATCTTAATCTTGACCTTATTAAACACACTCTTCGTCCCTACAAAGAACTTACCATTCTCTGGATTCTTGCCAAATACAATAGCAGGAGCGCCATCATATTTGACAGAGAAAGTAGCATTAACGTCACGCAGGCACTTGATAGCCTGGCGGGCAGATTGTCTGCCGCGAAGTACAGAATCTTCGGGATGTTCGAGGTGTTTGTTTTGCATAACTATCAGCGGATGTAGAGATAAGCGCCAGACCAATCTGCACGGGCAAGACATTCTTCACGAGACTCAATGCTCAGAAGATTATAACGAACTCCCTTTGCAGGCGTCTTCCAAGATGCAGACTTGTAGACTTCGCCAGTCTTCTTATCAACAAAGCAGTGAACACTACGGGACCCGTATTCAGTCTCCATGATGAGTTTGTGATACTTACGACCAGACTCAATGTAGAACTTATAACCAGAATCTTTACGATTGCGACGCTTGTAATCATCTTCCAGAGCATCACACAGCATCAAACAATACTTAGTGACATTCAACTGAATAGTGTTTTGTGCATCACGTTGAGCACAGAAGTCGGAGAACTCTTGGCGAAGTTGAGTAGCAGTCATGTCCCTTGATTTGTATGAATACAATATAGCATGGCACAGGGCAGGTCGCAACCCATCCTGTGCCACTAGGTCAA